CAGGTACCTCGTACACAGCGCGCTCCTCGTCGGCGAGATACTCCTCTGGCGAGTACGCCTCGATCTCTAGGCGGCGAGCCATGGTGCGCACATCTGCGTCATTGTCAATCGCGTATTCCAGATCCTCTCCGTATTGCTCCTTGAGGAGGCCGTACTTGTACTCCTTGAAAGCAAGACCGGTGGCGAAGGGTGAGCCGTCAAAGTCGTTGAGATGTACCTCTTCAACGCCTGCGACCTTGTACTCCTGCAACCATGCGCGCGTCTCTTCTAGGCGCTCAATGCTGCGAGCCGAGACCACGATGATCTGCGCGTCGCCTGTCATGACCTGCTCATTGAGCGCGTCAATCAGGGGCTGGTTCGGCTGCTCATTGTCCAGCACCAGCGTGCCGTCTAGGTCAACGATGATGTAACTCAAGCCTCTGGCTCCTGACCAACGGTGCCGATGTTGAGCGGCTTCCAGTGCTGGTCGCCGCCCTCAATGTCTGCAAGGTCTTCTAGCCTGCGGATTTCGTTCAGGCTGCGGATGCCGTTCTGCAACTGGATCTGATACGCGTCCATGCGCTCCTTGGTCGTAGGTCGGAGTAGACCGTCCATCGTGAACTTGATGAAGGTCTGCTCTGCGCCAGGTACGAGACGCTGCAAGCCAGCCTCTAGGCGTGCGACAAGTGGTCCAAGACCAAGGCGCAGCCACTCGATGCTGACGATCTCAACGCTGTTGTAGGAGGTGTTGCCGCCTGGGTACTGGAGCAGGTGGAGCGGTACGCCCATGAGCCTAGCAATGCTTTCTACTCCCCAGTGAAGGGTCTCGACCAACTGCATATCGCTGATCTTCATGGACATCTGCTGGAAGTCTGCGCCACCGGTCAGCACGGCGATCTTGTGCATCTTCTCGATGCCTTCATGACGGCGGCTAAATGAGTTCTTAAGTTGATCAGCCTGATCCTGCGTCAACTCGCCTGGGATGCGGATGATCGCCGATGGGGCTGCGCCCTGCTCGTAGAACTTTGCGCTGTACAACTGCGTGGCGCTGGCAAGGCCGAGCGTCGTGCGGTGCTGCTCAACAGGCGACGGCGCGCGCAGATCAGATCCAGTGGCAAAGAGTGGGATGTGCAGGATCGCGTCGGAGGTCAACTCAACGCCAACATTGTCGTCGCCAGTGACGGTGTAGACCGGCGAACCATCCACCATCTTGATCGTCACGCGGTGCGGATCGAGGACGCGCATCTCAACGATGTCGCCGTTGCGACCCTTGATAAACAGCACAAAGCAGTTGCCGTCGATGAGGAGTGATGAGACCATGCGGTGCTTCAAATCGAAGCCTGTGTAATTAGCGTTCAGCGGCTGCGGCATCGTCAGCCACGATGGTGATGGTCGGTATGGTCGGCGCGTGCCGTCAATGCGGATGTAGGTATCCCACGGAAGCGACGCAACGGTGTCGGCGTACAACTTTACTGCCGCGTAGTACGCGCCGATGGAGAGGGCAGTCTGCGAGTTGATTGATACACCGGCGGATGAAACGCTCGGCTGATTGTCGGTAATCCAAGTGCCACCAACGGCACGCTGCTCACCAAGGATGCGGCGGAGAATGCTCACTTACGGTCTCCTAGCGTATAGCCGATAGCGGCAACAGCCGCACCGAGTGCGATGAGTCCCAATGGGAGAGAGAGTAGCGCGACCCCTGCAATGATGAGTGCCGCACCCACAAGTTCAATAGCGTTGCTAATCATAGGTTGATCCACTCCACTTTCGCTGCTGTCTTAGGTTCTACCTGTAGGAACTTTACACCCTGGAACGCTACGACGGCAGACACAGCCGCGTCAATGCGGTCAGGGGATGCTTTGTATGCCTTGGTCAAGACCTGCCCATAGCGCGTCAGGCGCGTGTGGACATTGCTGATATGGCGTGCTAGGAGCGGCGATCCGTCATGGCGCAGCCCTTCGCCAGTCGCCACGGCCGTGAAAAATCGGTCAACGGCTGGACCCATGCGCTCAATCGTGGCGGTGTTGAAGACTGCCACGCGCTTGCCGTACCGGCGCGTCCACTCCTCGATCTCGGATGACCAGCCAGGTGGGTCGGCAAAGAGCGTTGCGTCGTAGGTCTCCATCATCTGATCAACCATCGCGTCAACCTCGGAGCGCGGCACTGTCCAGTCTGGGTCGCGGTTGGTATCGGCTTTCTCCCACGCCTTGATCAGGAAGATGTGACCGTCCATCGTGCAGGCGGTCAGCACCGTAGCGTCGCGCGCATACGATCCGTCAAAGCCTAGGCTCAGGCGCTCGCCTGGGATCAGTTTGCGCTCGCCGTCTGCAAGTTTCATCCACGCCTCTGCTCCGATCCAGCGGTCAGGAGCCTGCACAAAGCGGTTGAGGTGGTAGCGCTGCCACTCGTGCATCGGCACCTCGTTAGACCGTGCGAGTAGTCGCTCCACATCTACAAATGCCGGTGCGCTTGGGTTCGCCTGTTCCAGTGCAGCCTTGCGGCCGTCCTCGGTCTCTAGGTCGTGGCTGTCTCCAGCAGCCCACCACTCGGCAAGGAAGCCAGGATCGCTCACCTCGCCAGAGGCAATGCGCTTGGAGTAGGTCAGCATCCGTCCCAGCAGCGTGTTCTCGTCGGAGCCTGCGGTCGAGATGTTCAACTCCAGCGCCTCTTGTCGCTTGGCAAGTGAGTTAGAGAGCACGAGATGCACGCGCTCTTTGTTGCCTGTCCACTCGTGCAACTCGTCTGCAATGAAGCAGGTAGGTCGACCGCCGTCGTTAGTGCCTGCCGCAGCAGCGACGCGATACATACGCCCAGGGCGATCCTTGATCAAGATCTCTGTGTCATAGACCTCAAACAGTTTGGCGAGTGGACCCTGCGTCAGCATGATCCGCGCGGTGCCGAAGAGCAGGTCAGCCTGTTCGAATGACGCAGCCGCGATAGGGATGTTCGGCGAGAGAGGAGCCTTCGGTCCTGCCAGTTCTGCCAAGGCGATAGCCGCGAGCAACTCGGTCTTACCGTTGCCCTTAGGTGTACCGAGTAGGGCGCGCTTGACTAGGCGCTTGCCGGTGGCTGCGTCGTACTCATAGAGCCGCCAGATAAACGCTCGCTGCCACGGCTCTAGTCGGAATGGCTCGCTGAACTTGTCACCCTCGCCGTGTACCAGATTTGTCTCAATCCAGCGGCAGATCAAGCCACCCCACGACGGTGGCGGAGGGTTGCTAATCGGCGACGCGTACAGCGGCCTCTTCTGGGGCGGCTTCTGACTCGACATATCTTGGGTCTTCTTCCGCTTCGCTTTCGGCAATGGCGGCGTTGGCGATTCGTGCATTCAGTTCCTCCAGACTCCTAGCAGCCTCACCATACACGATGCCGAGCGTCAGCCCAGCCTTAGGGTGCAATCCGAAGCGGTCTTCCAGTTGGCGGATCTCAGCGTCTACGGCGGTGCGCTGTCGGTACATTGGGTTGAGGATTTTCTGCCCTTGGCTGCCGACGGTCATCGGCTCAGCGCGCAGATAGACATCCATTGCCTCTCGCTCGTCGTACATCGAGAAGAGCCGCTCGAGCGCAGGGAGTTGCGCTGGCTGCACGACTTGAGCAAAGGGTGACTGCCAGAAGACCAGCCATGCGGCCTTCCATCGGTCGGTGAGATGTGCCGGTGGCGTAGGGTACGCAGCAGGATCAACCTTGATCTGGGGCAGCACGCCAAGATCTTTGGTCGCTCGGTTCTGTCTTCGCTCTGCTGGTTTCTTTGCGCTCATCTAAAAAAACTCCTGACCCTTCGTCTGACCCAGACCCTACAAGAGATCGACGAACTCGGCGCTGGGTACCGTGGCACGCTTAGAATTTAGAATAAAGACCGCCCTCCCCTATGAATGTGAGCGTAGAGATGGTGCAGGGAGATTCAGGCTCCCTGCCTCTTGACTGTATCACGGTCGCGCTTAGCCCAGCCCTTGCCTTTGTATACGACTGCGCTCGGCGTGAGTTGCAAGATCATCCAAGGTCCACACTCGCAGCGCGGTACGACTGGCTCATAGCCTGACTGCATACGCTCCTCTACCTTGCCGCAGGTTGGACATTTGAATTCATAGATTGGCATTAGGTGTCCAGTCTTTCCCAGCCCAATAGGGCTTGCCGTCTCTTCGCTCTGCCGTGCGGCGGCAGTAACTGCACTCGCCACAGGTGGGCGCGTCTGGCACTAGGTCTCTCTTGCATAGGTTGCAGTACAGGACACGAGAGCAGGCGCGGCGCTTACCCAGCCCACGGATATCGCCAGGCTTGCAGAGATGCTCGATCACAGATCGTCCCTCACTTCCTCATCGTCGTTGAGCAACATCGGTCTCGGTCGGTGCAACTTGCCGCTGTACCAATCCTCAATCACTTGGCTGACTTGTGGTCGGAGTCTAGACGCGCGCTCTAGGCACACATCCTTGCCAGGGTCAAGCACCACCACCTCCGCCTTCCAGAGTCGGTACGACGCTAGGTCTGCTGGCTTAGGTGCGGTGTGAATGATCCAGACTGCTACGCCCTTGGCTGACTCCCTGAGTCGAACAGCACGACGGACAGCGCCATTGCGAGCACCTACGGCGATATGTCCAAGATAGTCAGGCACCATATGTCCATCGTCATATCCCACGGTTAGTGCGCGAGAGAGCGGATCAAGGTCAATGATCACATCGCCTGGCTTAGCGCGTTCGCGGATGTAGGTTGACTTACCTGCACACGGAGGCCCTGAGACAATGGTAATCACTTAGCCTTCCTACGCTGTGCGCGGTTCAGGGTGACTGGCTGCTCTGCCGGTACGCCGAGCCTGACCTTACCGCTGGCAATGTCAGCGAAGAGTGGCTGCCACTTGGTTGTGTAGACATAGTCAGCGTCGTACTCAAACATCTTGGCGGCAAGCGCTTGGCGGTTGACCTCGCCGCTCTTGGTAGCGATGTAGTTGACGGTCAGCCCCTCAGCAATGCTCTTGACGCTTGGAACCTTCCAGTAGGACTCCTGCATCTCATCCCACTCTGGCTGGCCTTCAACGATGTAGCCGTGATCCTTCACCAATTCAGGCTGTGCAGTCCAGTCGGTGACGATGACTGGCGTGCCAACTGCCTGTGCCTCGATCACAGGGATGCCAAAGCCCTCGCCGCGTGAAGCCAACAGCAGCACATCGGCGGAGCGCATGATGCTGGCGAGTGTCTCGGCTGCGATGCCTGCACGCATCTGGCTGCTGTTCACCCAGCGAATGCGATCCTCTGGTGCGCCTACTGCCTTGAGGACAGGAATGAGGTTTATGCCGTCCAGGTGACCGAAGCGGTCGGTGTGCAGGTACAGGTAGGCATCCTTGTGCGCTGCGGCGAAGAGTGACCACGCCTTCAGCATCTCAGGGAATGACTTGCGCTTCCCCTTGTTCATGGCGGTGATCACGGTCAGGTGTGCATCCTCCGGTACGCGCAACACATCGCGGCAGGTCGGACCATCCGCTGACCAGACCTTGGTATCAATGGCGTGTGGGATGTAGCGGAGCCGCTCGCGTGGTACGCCTGCCTTCAGGAGTGCCTGCTCGCCGTGCTTGCTCATGGCAATGATCATCTTGTTGCCACCCTTGATGCACCATTCCGCGACGCGCGGTGGCACTGGGTCATGGTCGATTGGCACCCACGCAACGATAGGGAGGCTGTGATACGCCTCGTTGATCGCTACCCACACATCGAACAGGGTGATACCGAAGCCACCCTGTGAGGCGGCCATGGCGATGTTCTCTGGTCCTGAGTCATTGGCGTACTTGATCAGACCCTCGGCAAGGATCTGGATGCCCTCGATCTCCATGTTGGTGGGAGCGCCATAGTTCGCAGCCACCGCGACTGGGATGCCGTCCACCTGCATCCGCTTCACGAGTTGCTTGGTCTGCTGGCCGTAGCCAGTTGGCGCTACTGGGCTGTTGCTGACGATGATGACTGGTGGCTTGCTCATTGAATCCTCCTACCTATGCTTGGTGATCTTGCCGTGACAAACCCTACACAGCGTCCTCAGCATGAAGGTCGGCACGATCAACGCACCGCCCTGGCTGAGTGGCTGGATATGGTCGGCGGTGAGTGGGTTGCTTGGGTTGCCGTCTCGCTGACCGCAGATCTCGCAGTAGGGAACCTCCTTGCGCTTCTGCACCGAGAGCCTCCGCCAGTCGGCTGACCGGTACGGAGAGGGTCCACGATTTTTCGCCCACTCGGTCGCCTTGCGTGGACCACAGACATTGCAGCGGTTGCCGTGTGTCGTTAGGACTCCACAGGTTAGGCACGGTCGCTGCGCTCTCACGCCTTAGGGAAGTTCGGCAGTGAGAGATAGGGAGCGACGATGCGCGCCATATGCTCAACCGCTCGCTCTTCCGCGTCCTCTAGTTGCGGCTCAATGACTGCCCACGCCAGTGAGCCGAGTGCGTCCTCAAGGTTCTCGGCGATGCGTGCATAGCGTGCGACCACTAGGTGCATCAACTCATGGGTCAGGATCAGGCGCTGTTTCTCTGGAGTCTGCTTCCAGAAGTCAAACGAGACGCGCAGGTCTGCGGTTGGTTGCTGACCGTGTGCGTCAATGTCTGCCCAGGCATCAACATCGGAGGCGGCCTCAACGATGGTGATCTCCCAGTGATCAAGCCCTAGGACGGTCTGAGAGAGACCGATCCAGTCTCGGAGTTGCGTGAACTTGTCCTGCTTAGCCATTCGCCCTCCAGTAGTGGTGGAGCAGGAGTGGAGTCGCACCACTCGTTCCTCGCTGACCGGCAATAGCCATGATGGTCGTGCGAGCATCTACGCTGCCCCAAGATAGCCCCTGCCGATGGGAGGACACCACCGGCAGGGAGAGAGACGGCAGCACACCAAACGGTCGCGCCGTCGCTCGCAGATCGTATCGCATCACTTGGCTCCTCTCAATGGGAGCGGCGATACTGATCGCAGAGGACAGGTCTGATCCCAGCAGGATGGCGTGGTGTCTTCATCACCAGCGCACACGCGGCACATCAGATCTACAGCAGCGGCGTAGCGCTGCAACTTGGCGGAGTGTTCGATCTCGCTCTCATCGTTCACGCGAGCATTGATCCAGTAGAGGTCAGCATCGGTGACGAAGGTTCCGCCGTAGTAGCGCTCTCGCGCCCAGTGAATGCTCTTACCGAACTGCGGCATGAGGTTGAACAGCGCATTGAGTTTTACATCAAGTTTCTGCGACCACGCGGCACAAGCGGTTTGGAACTCTCGCTGTTCTCTGGTAGTTCCGTGATGGTCACCGCCAGCACGCCTCTGCCGAGCGGCGCGAGTTGATAGAACGCGGTTGGACTTAGGTCGATTGCTAGGCTGCGAGATGTCCACGGCTTTGTTATGTCCTTCCTGCATCGTCCACAAGAGTCGCGTGCGATCACAATAACGCACCGAGTCTGATCGTCCTTCCGGCAGACGCGTAGTCTAAACGGTTTATCGCCCCAGCGCCAGCGTGGCACCGCTGCGTACATGATCAACTCTCCTCCACGGCCGCCCTCTGCCTTGGACTTATACGGTGAGCAGGTATTCCTGTAGCCACCGACGCAGTATTTCTCGCCGTTAGGGTTCGTGCTGCCGTACCAAGTTGCCACGCCACTAACTGGTACGCCGCTTGGGGTCTCTGGGGTTCGGTCTGGACCGCCACTGCCTGTCAGCAGTGAAAGAGCCAGCAGTAGCGCTGTCAACTGCTCTTCCCCATTAGGTCGACAAAGTCATCAAAGTCCATCACGATCATGGTGCGGCGGCGCGTGCCTGGTCCAGGTGCGTCGCCAACGATGAGTGCGGCGATCTGGTTGGCGTTGCCCTTCACTGAGCGGAGCCAGCCGTCGTAACGCTCAGAGTATGAGCCGTTGCCCACCTTGCATTGCGCGACTAGCCAGTCGGACTGCACATCGGTCTTGCCGCCGTACTGACCGACTCGGACTCCGCCGAGCCGAGCAGCCACCTCGCGCTCAAACGCGTTGCCCTTGTTGCGCGCTCGCTTGCCACGCTTGGACTTATCCGCGTTCTGTTGATCAATATCTAGATCGCTCATCTTGCTCACTTCTTTACCAGCCTTCCGAGTCGTGCGTGTCCACCATCGGATAGGGTGAACACCGACTGCTGCAACTCTAGGTGACCAGCCTTGATTAGGTCTGCAATGGTCGCGCGGTTGAAGATGTGTTCGTTGAGGAAGAACCAGCCCTCAGGCGCAATAGCGTCGGAGTAGCGGATGCTCAACTTGGCAAACTGGCGACCGATCTTTGGGTCATAGCACCAAGCATCGGCGCCTTCCTGCACACACTGAATGCCCTCGTCCAACTCAGGTGCAAGGATCTCGATGTGGCTCACTTAACGCACGCCTTATGTCTCCAGTGGTACCGACGGCCTCGCTCCTCGCCAAACGAGATGACGAGCACGCGCTGCCCTGGGAACACCTGGCGCTTAGGATCGGTGTAGTCAATGACCTTGCCGCACTCGGTGCAGTCAGTCACCGTCCATACCGGCGGCTTTGCTGCGCCGCCGCGCTTTGTCTTTACGCCTGCCATGCCAGCGACCTCCACATCCAGACCACGGTTGCTGCTGTTGTGAGCAGGTAGACAAGGGACGGTGCAACACCGACGCCGCGCTTGATACCCATTGGCACACTAGCGAAGACCACCAAGAAGAGCGCAGTGTTGATGACGATCAAGGTCACGCCGAGATAGTCAAAGGCGCTCATAGGTCAGCCAGCCCTGACAGCAGCGCCATTCGATCGTTGGCGACCTCAATGGCACCCTCAATCGTCGGCGCTTGAAAGGTCAGTTCTGTGCCTTGTGTGTCTGTCAGAACGATTGTCCAGATGGCTGGCTCGCCAACGCGAATCAGGCCGTCGTAGTGATAGCCCAATTGAGCCGCGCGCGTCTCCAGTTCTGTCAGGTCTGTATTGCTCATGATTCCTCCTGCATAGATGACTGCCAATGACCGTTATCCACCATGTGCTTCCTCAGGATTGCGTAGGACTGATCCGCTGTCAAGTCCGTCGTATCGATTTGCAAGTCATACTCGGTCTGGAGGTAGCCATGCTCGGTCACATCGCTGACCCCTTGCAGCACGCCTCGGCGAGCCGTCCGAGCCTCGGCAGAGGCGAAGACCCTGACGATCACGATCCCAGGGATGTGCGCCCTGAGGTAGTGCGCCTCGATCGGCAGGCGAACATCATCCACGACCACGAGCCGACCGGAAGTCTTGATCTTTAGGTACTCGCTGTGCCACGCCCTAATCCAGAACATGGCGTCCAGTTCGCGCAACTGTGCGCCGATCTCCTGCAATACCTCACGGCCAGAGACCGTCACATCCAGCCCTAGGCGTCGCTGGGTGTAGTGCTTGCCCTTGTCGAAGTCCTCTCCGTAGCCGAGCGAAGCCACCGTGCGGATCGTCTCGGCGATCGGCAGAATCGTGTACGGATGCAGACGGCGCTCCTCCAGCATCGTCGCCAGCGTGCTCTTCCCTGACCCCTGTGGTCCGACGAATGCGATGTTCACTTGATGTCCTCCTCTAGATTCAATCCCATCCCAGGTTGCGCTGCGGCGATTCTCGCCTCAATGATCGCAACATATTCTGGCTCTCGTTCGCAGCCGATCCAGTTCACGCCTTCGCCAATGGCTGCAACTGCCGTAGTTCCTGACCCCATAAACGGATCAAGCACCGTTCCGCCCTTTGGCGTGACAAGCGTGATCAGATAGCGCATCAGGTCAACCGGCTTGACGGTTGGGTGGATATTGCGCTCAGGATTGCCTGGGTGTTTTCCATCAGCAGTCTGTTCAACATATGAAAAGTCATCGTGGCCACACGACGGCATTCCTTTTCTTTTTTCCCAATTTATTGCACGAGTTCCGCATACATTGCATTGCGGATGTCGCATTGACCCATACGATGTGGCTCTGCGTATTGCTGCAAACCCATCAAGCCCAGCGTTGCGCTCGGCGCGGCTTGCCTTTGCAACATAGAAGAATCGAGAAGCGCCGCCGCTGTCGCCGTAAGAATCGTTGAGACTTCCATTCGGCTTGGGGAGGGCCAGCCATTCTGCTCGGCTTGCATCTACGGATCGAATGTACGGCGCTGGACTCTTACTCACGCCGCTTTGCTCATCGAGCAGTGCAGCGGCCTCCTCATCAAGCAAGATGTTGGCTGGCCAGCGACCAGCACCTCCGCTCGTTATGTGTTGCTCTCCAGTTTGGTTCAGGATGCCTCCGCTTGACTTGTTGCCAATGCGATTGACAAAAGCCTGCTCCGTCCCAATCCTGCTTGCGTCAATGTTCAGTGCGCCAGTTCCGTGGGTCAGCACATTCTCGGCAACGGTGCCGATGAGCGGCTTGCGTGCCAGCACGATTGGCTCAACGGCTGGCTTGAGTGCGGTTCCCCAGCCTTGCCACTCACCTTTTAGGTTGTGGCTCTTGGGGAATCCTGAGCCGTAGAGCCACATCAAGGTGTCACGAATCTCAAAGCCAGCGTCCTCAATTCCAGCGGCGAGCCGGTGGTACATCCGCGTTCCGCCGAATGCGAGCAGGTGTCCACCTGGCTTCAGCACGCGGAGCGCCTCACGCGCCCACTGCTCACTCCAAGTCTGGAAGCCCAGTGGCGTGCCGAAGCCATCCCACGCCTTGCCCATAAACTCAAGGCCGTAGGGTGGGTCGGTGACGATGGCATCCACGCTATTCTCCTCAAGCGTCTTCATCTGCTCAACGCAGTCGCCTACGAGTAGCATCTATGCCTCCTGTGCCGCGTACTGGGCGCGGCGCTTGGCGTTGCGTTCAACGCGGTTGGACTCATACCATCTCCGCATACCGGCAATGTAATGCTCTCGGTGGCGAGCGTATTTCTCGCGCTGGCGTTCGCGTTCAGCCTCTGGCGTTCGATAGCCGCGCTTCTTGGCCGCCTTTGGTCGCTGCATCTTTACGCCCTCACTGACGCACGCCCTGCAGACCAAGGCGTTGCCGTCATAGAACTCGTCATCGGCTGGCCAGTCATCATCGCAGCCAAGGCATCGCCGGTCGTTCAACTCGATCACTTCATTACCCTCCTCACATACTCAATCCACATATGCAAGCGCTGTGGATAGCGCTCAAGGAATCCGACCGCTCGGTTGCACGGTCCGCAGAGCAACGCCCTGACGCACTTGCCACACGAGATCGGCATTCCCTTTGTCCTCCGAGTTCCTAGCCCTTCGTACTGGCAGCAGCGCGGATCGTGATCGACCGTCACTGCTCGTGGCTCACCGAAGCGAAGCGGCTCCTTGCACGCTCCGCACCGGTCAGCCTGCTCCAGCCGTAAGGCCGTGTACTGCTCCATCGTCATGCGATGGTTGTAGAGCGTGTACTTGAGCACTCGATGTGCTCGCTCCTCTGGGGTCTCGTTCTCTCGGATCTTCCTCAATGCCAGAGCACGAGCAGAAGGCTTCTCTGACCTGACGCGCATTTAGCGTTTCCCTCCCAGAATCTCGCCTAGCGGCGTGAGCCGTCCAGAGCCAGAGCGTCTAGGGGATATAGGGGTTCTATTCTCAGGTCTCTCTCCTTCTCCTTCTCTGTGCGTTGACCCACCCCTGTTTTGATCTCGCCACTTTTGTCCACGAGCGGTCGAGGTTGGGTCGACTTGATAGCGAGAATAGTTTGAGACGGCAATGACACCGTCTTCAGATTCTGTCAGCAGACCACTTTTCAACAATCCGTCCACACCCCTGAACAGGCGTGCGCCGATGACCGTCTTGAGGTGCTGTCGGTTCTTGAACACTCCGCCGGAGCGAAGCAACTTCACCTCACCGATGATAGTGATGAACGCGCGGAACTGCGTGTCAGTCAGCGCCGAGATCTCCGCATCTCGATGTGCGTTTGCTACCCACTTGAACCAAACCATCTAGTCCTCCGTCTGTGTTAGTGGCTGGGAGAGGTGGAGGTCACCAGTCTCTCCCAGCCGTAGATGATGCCGCTCAACCTAGAACGGCAGTGACTCTAGGTCGTTCTCGTTGCGCTCAGGCTCGCCACTTGGAGCAGTCTGCGCATTGACCCACGCAATGCTTGGCTTGCGCTGGCAGAACGTGCCGTTCGACTTGCCGCTGCACGCGTAGAACGCGTTGTACGGCTTTCCTGCCTTGCTTACCCCTGCTGGCTTGAACGACCACGCCGTGCGGTGGTCTGGGCATTCACCCTCAGCGAAGAGCATTGCGGCTGCTACCGCCACATCACTCGTAGAAACTGACGGCTGAGACTGGCTCACAGATTCAACGGAGATGGGTCTAGGAGCCACGGAGAGGCTCGTTCCAGTGCCTGACGCATATAGCGACCTGCCAACCCCAATCTGAGCAGCGCAGCGGCGGAGTGCGTCGCTTGCTGCTGACTTGAGCGGCTCGTCATCCTGCGCGCTGTTTGGGTACCCAAAGTCCTGTCGGACGGTGGTGACCCCATCGATCACTGCGACCAAGGTGCCGTGTACCACGGCGCGCTGTGCGTCAGCCACCTTGACTTCGAACTGCCAGCCAGCCAGCCCTAGGACATCGTCCAGGCGCTGAGCGACGGCTCGCGCGTCGGCGTAGGTGAAGGTCATCCCACCGCGCCCTGGGCGCGACTTCAGATCTGCTCCGGTAAAAGGCGCTGCGAGCGCCGCTGCGATTTGCTTACTCATTGTTTCCCTCCTTAGGAACTGCGCGCAAGTATTTCTGGGGAACTCGCACATACCCCTCTCCGCTATCGCGGCCAACCTGCCAACCTTTGTCGGCTCTGATCCAGCCGATCACATCGACCTGCGTGTAGCCAGTCTCAGGGATGGGATACGCGAGAACGACATAGCGCCCTAGCGTGCGATCCTTATCCCTGACCACTAGCCCAGCGTCAGGATTGCGAACGCGCTTGACCTCAATGTTCTCGCCAACATCTGGCTCGTCGCTATGCAGGTGGTGTTCACCTGCCGGCCATACCTTGGCGTGCCACTCGGCATTGAAGACTCGTGCTACTGCACACTCGGCAGTAGCGGCTGCGAATGATGCCACCGTATCGTCCTCCATTTTCTCGCGGTGGTAATAAGACTTATCCTTGCTGTTGCGGTTTGCCATGTTGCGACCATCTCCGACTAGCCGCGCTTCGACCACCTCAGCGTCAGTGAGTTGATAGAGCACGCCACGCGGTACATAGGTCACGCCTCATCCTCCTTGCCGTGAACGCGGAAGACGCGCGCACCTGGCTTGATCTCTGTGTGCTCCTTGACTGCCGCGTCAAACTTGTTGAAGTTATCTGCGCCAAGCGAGTTCAGAACGCCGTGCCAGTCCACCTTGGTGCTTGGCTTGTTCTGCTTCCAAGTGGCGAGCCAGCCGCGACCCTTCACACCTTCGCCCTCGCCGATGGCCTCCTTGATGGCGATTGCCATCTCCTTGAGTGCAGCGTCAGCAGCCTCTGCCTCTGCCTTGGCTTCGATGTAGAGGCGCGCGATGTGATCAAGTTGCGGATCTGCCTTCGCATAGGTGTTGCTGCTCTGCGGCTTGACCTCTGCGAGTGTGTCGCTGTCGTTGCCGGTTAGAGGTGGCGGAGTGCCACTGGCGACCAGTTCACGGAATGCGACCGCCTTGTCGAAGAGCAGTGTCTGGTAGACAGGGTCAGCCTCTACGCGCTCAATGCGGAAGACCAGCCCTGAGAGGAGCACTGCCACATCGGCGTACTTAGCACCAGTCACGAACATCTGCCACTGCACCTGGTCGACATATTCAGGCGGCACAGGGAAGAGCGCCCAGCGGTTGCTGGTTGAGGTCTTGATCTCTACCAAGCCTTCAGGATCGCCAATGATGGTGCGATCCAGCGAAGCCATTGCCCACGGATGCTCCTTCAGTCGGACGATGCCGTTTGACTTACGCAACTTCGCGCCAGTCTCCATCGTGTAGAAGTCAGCGACTGCTTGCTCTAGCAACTGGCCGCGCTGCGCGGCTGCACCTGCAACCTGCTCACCAACCTGACCAGTCAACTCCGCCCACAGGCGGTATGCGGTCTTGTACGGCGAAGTGCCGTTGATCGCGGTGATACCGGTGGCGGTGATGCCGCCCTTGCGGATCTCGAACCACTCAGGGCTGCGCTGCGGCGCGCTGATGAACTCGTATCGCTTGCTCACTTGTCCTCCTTCTTTGGATATGGCAGCACTTGGTATTTCAATGCTGCTCTCATTCGCTTCTTATCTCGCGCGTGACCGACAAAGATCACATACCGATGCTTTCTAGAGCGCTCCTCAAAATACACATTCTCTTCGCCATACTTCTCCTTCACTTCAGCATTAGTCAGGCCGTGTGCGTAGGTGGCGTGATGCTGATGCTCTAGCCCCTTGACCTTTGGATCAACAAACCTTGCAGACAACCCTGTGTAGATAAAGTTGCAGGCTTGGTAGACAATGCCTTCGTGACCCTGCTTGGTATCGGCAAAAGAAACCACGATTGACGGCCGTGGCAGCATCTTCAGCGAGGCTCCGACTAATCGACTTGCTTCGTGCTTCTCGTTATGCAACAGCACCAACCTATTGAGTTCCAGCACATTCTTTGCCCACTCCTCGCCACACAGTCCGCGCGCCAAGGTGCTGCTGGCTGAGGTTCCATAGGTGACTACACCGACAAGGTTGCCATCCAGAAACAACCCAAAGGAGTGCGAGATAGATGGCAGTCGATGTGCGTAATGCACATTTCGGATTAGATCGTGGGTATCTTCGTTCTTGATCCTAGAAACTGAATACCCAACTACCTCCCCTTGAAATAAGCCAGGCTGATACGCAAGGCTATTTTTCACTGCGTCCTCCCAAATACTGGCTGGCTCTTGGCGATCTGAATCAACAGCGCCCAGCAAACGCCACAGATCTGGTCACGCTTCTGTGTGGACTTGGTCTTGACTGGACCTTTGCAATAGGCGCACCTCATCGAACGACCTCCCAGATCACAACAGCAACGATCCAGGTGACCATCAATGCAATGGTGAACTTGGCGCGCTCAATGTTGCGCTCGCGGCGCTCTAGGCGCTGGTACTCGGATGTGAAGTACGGCCGCACAACCATCTTGGGCGTGCTCTTACGATTGACTTTCACAGTGACCCTCCTACTACTAGCACGATGTAGATGCACGCGATGAAGATCGCGTACCCAATACCGTCCAAGATTGCCGCGCGCATTAGAACGCAGCCTCAACGGTGGCGTTAATCATATTGGCAGTCTCGTAGTCGCCAATCTCCTCAAAGCGGATTGCCGCTGCCTGAGCCTCACCGCGCAGTGCCTTGAAACTGTGCGTATATCGAATGGCAACCTTGAGCGCCATTGCAGCGTCGTGCTGCTCGCGGCTGACCGGCTGCATAAGCACGCCGTCGCCAATGAGGGAGACTGCCTGCCGGATCTCTCGGAACAATACCTGTGCCACTTTGACCTCCTTGCCAGTCCAGCCGAGTGGCTGGTTTCCTCCTGACAAGGTCAGTATAGGGTCAACGGTTTCAGGCTGTCAACCCTGTTGCGCGGCTATTTTTTATGCAGGGTGGATAGCCCCTGGGTGAAGGAGGGATCACCCAGGGGAAGCCGTCTAGGACGGCTGCGACAAGTCCTCTAGAGCCAGATCTACCAGCAGCCTGAGGCATACCCCACAGAGGAGCACGCCCTCAGACTCAACCTCCCAGACCCTGCTCTGTAGTTCACAGACCGAGCAAGTGCCGTAGGGGCGCTTGACTCGGACTGGCATGGCTAGTTGCGCTTGAGGCCGTATGCCCCATTGTCACGATCTAGGGCCTTCACGACGATACCCAGACCACTCGCCAAGCCGGCACTGACGATCGTGCGGAAGTCTCCACCTTGGATGTCCAAGAGTGGGATGCCCAGACCGAGCGCCACCGAGATGCTGACCGTGAGGAAGGTGCGGACAAAGTCCAGCGCGATCTCATCGATCTGCGTGTTCGCGGCGACATACTTGATACCTGCAAAGATTCGGTTCATACCCTTTTCCTTTCTAGTCGCAGCGGCTGCTGCATTGATGACGGCGAGACCGTCTGCGGCGATTGCGCCCCAGTCAGCCTTGCCGATCTGATCCAACTGCGCCTGTACAGCGTCAGGTGTCTTAGTACCCTCTGCCACCTTTCGTGGCTCTGCGTGGCTCCTAGGTGCCTCTACGGCGATTTTAGGAGCAGGTGCTGGCGTGGGTGCCGTAGGCACAACTTGCGCTACCGCAACTGGCGCGGCTGCTGGTGCAGGTGCGGCTGCCTTCTTGCCTGGGTGCGTCACGATCAGGAGCGCCTTGTAATCAGCCTTCAACTTGCCAGCCTTGACCTTGCTGTTGGCGATCTGGCGCAACTGCGCCTCTGTGACCGGCACGCCGTACTTCTCAGCGGCGACCTTCTCGTCGCGCGTCGGACAAGCCCACTGCCATCCGTGATCTTCACACCACCCAGCGCTCGTCATATGGCCGTAGCCAGCGGCGATCTTGGCAGGCGAATGCTTGCTCCACCACTTGTGCCAGCGATCATGCCACGCGCTGATCTTCACGCCTGCTGGGTAGTCCACTGCCTGCTGGACCCAGACCATGAGCGCAGCGCCGCCCTTAGCGGCTGCGACTGCGTCCTCCCATGACTTCGCATATCGAGCCTTGCCGCCGAAGTGCGCGATGACCTTGACCGCCTCAGCGAGACTGCCGCCATTGTCGGACTTGCCTTGCACATCCTTGCGGCCTGTGATCTTCTTCATGGCGATCACTGCATCTGCGGCGGTCGGAGATACTGCACCGCCGCTACTCCAGCCGATAACTGCCGCGCAACTACTCCAGGTGCAGTCATCAAGGATCTGCTTTGCGCCCTTCTGCTGCGCCTCTGAATCGCTATAGAGTTGTGAGGCAACGCGGTAGAGCGGCATCAGGCGTTCTCCTGCTTGATGAGCACTGCGAGTGCTCGACCGGCTGCATCGTAGTCGAGAGCGGCGCTGACTGGATGACCAGCGGTCACGCCCACGGCGTATTCCTTGCCGTCGTTCTCAATGCGCCAGAGCGTGCCACCGAATGCGGTGTGATCGTCATTCGGTACGACAGCGACCCACTCCATCGGCGCGACATCAACGCGCGTCCAGCCCTGTAGGTGCACCTGCTCGATGTGGTCGGTGTGTGCCATTACTCCTCCATCCACCTGAGTGGTCCAGTCAGCAACCAGATCAGCGTCAGTCCGCCGAACAGCGTTGCCATTGTTGATTGCGTGTCGCCTTCTGGTAGCACCACAACTGCGAAGAGCAGACCGAGAATAGTCCACGCTCCACCGACGAGATCTAGGATGATGCGCTTGATCACTTGGTCACCTTTCTCGCCGCAGCAGCGGCACTCGATGCGGCCGCAACTGCTGTGCTCGCCACCTGACTGATCACGATGGCGACGGCAACCGGAGCGGCTTTCTGCTTCTCGGCTGGACTTAGATCCTTGCCGAGATTCGCAATCGCTTCCACAGCCTGAGAGACGGTCTCCGCTACTGCGGCTGCTACCTCTCCAACTGCTTCGCTGACGGCGGCTGCCACCTCTCCTACGGCTGCCGCTGCTTCTTCTGCAATGTTATCTGGCGATGAGGTCGGTTCAGGTGTTGGCTCCACGCTCGGCGCTACGGATGGTGAGTCAGTAGGTACAGGAGTGGGATCAGGAGTAGGGGACTCACTCTGACTAGGTTCTGGCGTAGGGTCAACCGTGGGCGACGGCTTGGGTGTGGGAGTCGGTGATGGGATCTGCGATGGTTCGACACTTGGCACCTCACTTGGTGATGGCTGGATTGATGGTGATGGCTCCGGCGTCGGAGATGGTGACGGCTCCACAGATGGCGTAGGATCTGGCGATGGACTTACTGATGGACTTGGCTCTGGCGTTGGCTCAACAGATGGCTCTTGGCTTGGCTCTGGTGAAGGCTCTGGAGTGGGTGACGGCGCGATATATGTCGGATCGGTAATCGTCAGGAAGCCAGCGCCGCAGCACGAATCAGTCGCATTGACTGCCCAGCCGTAGACATCGCCAGCCACTAACTCGATGAGGATGCTCCCCTGCACATCCTGTCCACCGCTCGGCAAGACTAAGAGTGTCTCTACGCCATTGAGCAGAAAGAGCGGACGGTCGTAGAACGCCGAGTCGGTAGTGGTGTAGTGCCACAGCGCGGAATAGGTGAAGTCGCTCTCAGCGACGGCCGTATAGGTGGCGGTGTTTGAGCCGCCTCCCTGGTTTGGTCCAGCCAAGGTGAAGCCACCGTCAATCTCTGTGACCGAGCCTCCGCCGGTGGTGGTGAATGTCCAGACAGGCATTGCCAGAATCGGCGCGACCATAGAGCAGGTCAGGATGATGCCCAGCAGTGGGAACGCGAG